ACGCCGGTGAAGCATGGCGCCTTGTCGCGGCAGCAGGCGGCGGCGGCGGTGGCGGCAGCAAGGGTAATGCTCCTTATTCGCCAGGAGCCCAAGGAACTGATGGCACCGGATATACAGGATCGCCAGCGAGAGCTTCTGGAGGATCGGCAGGAAGTGGATATTCTCCAGCGCCAGGCGGGGCAGGCGGCGGCGGAGGATATCAGACAATTACGTTATCTAATCCATTGTTAGGTGGCGGCGGTCCAACATCAGGCACTCCGGTCCCTTATTCAGTAGGTGGCGGAGGATCTCCAGGTCCAGGCGGCGGCGGTATTAAATTTGATGCTATTACACCATGTGCTGGCGACCCAGGAAGAAATGGCGGAACAGGAGGCGCCGGCACTGCTGGCACAATAATAGTTAGTTGGGACTAATAGTATATATTAAATATTAAGAGCATTTATCATAATTCTAACAGTGTTAAATTATGCTCTGAGCCAAGAAGTCCTTTTGCAAACGTATTGAACGCCAAGCTTACGCGCGTATCTTCGCGATCGCTTCTAATCTGATCAACGCTATGCGTTAGGGTTGAGCTAAATATTAAAAGCGTCCCTGTCTCAACGTCAATGTCACACATTTCAGAGTTAAATCTTGTTGGAGCATATGTCGGTATTGCTATCTGAGCTTTTTCATCTTTGTGAAATTTTATCTTATCTTCGCCATCAATCGCCTTGATGTATAAAACTCCTGATAAAATGCTATTTGAGTGAAAGTGTTTATGATGTGCACAATTAGAACCTGAGTAATTAAACCATGATTGGGTAACATAAAGATCTATTTTTTCTTGCGGCAAAAGAATATTTTTCATGTATAAATTAACATTGTGAAGAATGAATTTTTTTATTTCAACCATACTTTCGTGTTCAAGCACAGAAGAATTTTCGCTGCGTAAATTATATGCATTAGCGCGTGTTTCTTTAGAACACTCTTCCGCAAAAGATAATTCTTCCTGTGTAAAATCTCTATTTATTGACGCGGCAATAACCAATTGAGGGAACAATTCGTATAGCCGCGCTTCATTGTTAATAATCATAAATTATTCGGGCTGACTAGATTTAGCTACTTCTTCTTGAATAAGTTTAGCTACTCTTAATATGACCTTTAAGTCGTAATCGCCATATGGTCCAAAATGAGAGGCGATATAAGGAGGGCGCTGCCAAGCTTCACATATAGAAAAACAACGAGCTCTTTCGGCCTTTACGCCAGCATCATAATCAGGATTATTATCAGCCATCACATATCTCCTTTGAGTTTTAACTATGTCATTCTCTAATGCGACAATCAACTTATTCCGGCAATTTAGCCAACTGATTCCTCGCTGGATAATAGCAAATGGCGCCATGCTCTTTGCAGTAAGAGCCGTGTTCCTGCGGTTTGCCGCAAAAGATCATTTCCGGCGCTTCATCTGGAGATATTGGATAGCGGCATGAAAGGCGTGTCAGCCCCATAAGATTGACGCTATAATCCTTTGTGTCTATCACTTCTACCTTAGAAATATTTTTCTTTGGCTTTTTAGGCTTAATTACTTTTTCCTTCTTTTCTTTTTTCTCTTTTGCTATTTTTGCTTTAACTACTTTCTGCACAAAAACATTATTTCTTAACGCGCGGAATTTCTCAAACGGACGCTTAAATTTATAACCATTTCTCCGCTGACGATTTATAAAGCCTAAAATTGAGCATCTGGAAACGCCTAGCATCTCGCCTATGGCTTGACCTGTCATGCCCTGTTCCCATAGGTCAATCACTTTCTGCTTTTCGTCCTCAGTCATATCAATCCCCGATCAAAATTCAAATATATTTGATTTCCACTTTGTAACAACCATGCCATGAACAGTTAAGCTATTTGCTCTTGTCCATCCAGCCGAATCAACAACGTCATTTTTATGCGCTCTTTTTGCTATTGCGCCCCATGCGCGCGTGTCTCCAGTTAAGACAATATCCGGCCTTGATGCCCTAACTTCTTCTGTCGTAAAATATTTATTATATTTGGCGTAATCAACAAAAGCCAAATATGCTTCTTCCTTCCAATCATCACCGCAATTATCTGCGGCAATCTCAGCCATCTCGTGGCCGATCTTTAACCCCTCATTCATCTCAAACCTCTATCTCGATTTACACTTTGTCAAAGAGCTACTTACTTTAACGCATTCTACTTTTGATTGAATGCCATCGCTTTTGTAATAATATCCATTTGTATCGATGTTCCTTAAAGGAACGGAACAGGACATTAAACCTAAAGCTAGAATGCCGATTAATAGCCCATAGAAGAGCACTTTTTCTATGAATATAATCATGCGGCCTCCTTTGGTTACGCATTCACCCTTGTGACTCGCGCATTCCAGCGCGGTGTTTCTACGATAAGAGTTGGGTCTTTCGCGTCTTGGGTGAGGAAGGTTGTTGCGATCGGCCCTATGCCAAGGGCCATCCAATAACGGGCGCCAGTAGATGGCTTATCGCCCCATGATTGAAGGTATGAGAACTTCAATACATCTTGGTAATATACACCAAGAACATTCATTTGTGAAATCTCTTCTTCAAAAGCGACAATCTGAGCGCCATGCCCTGTCGCTGGCGGCCAGCATTTGAAAAAATCAAATTGCGGGTAATTGATATAATTACCGCCAATGCGCACCATCTCGCCCCAGCCGATCGGCGGGTTTAAAACTACCTTTTTGCCGCCGGGATAATCATCGCGCCATTCGGCAATGCCAAAACCAGTTCTATATTGATAGAACCATTTATTTAGCCATGTTCCTGCCGAATCGTAATTATTGTAAAGCATGCTGTCGCTGCCAACGTCATAGCTAAACACAGACGTAAATGGCGGCACGGTAGAATCTTCGCTGACATAATCAAAACGGCGAAGCTCATGCGTTTTAAACAGTGGCCAGTATGCAGGAACAAAAATATTATTGCTCATTGTCTTCCGCCAGTTTTAATACGTCCAATGCCTCATCGCAATTATACGAACCCGCATCAAATTCTTCATCTCGAATGGATGAAATAGCACTTATACTATTCAACAAACCAAAAGCAGAAATAACAGATTTTATCCTATATCCATAAATATTATATGGATGGAGAGTTTCTTTTATAAACTCATTGTCTGAGTCTATATTAATTATTTTACCTGCAACGCAGGTCATCATAAATTGTTCAATATTTGAATGATAAAAAGGATATTCATCACCATATTTATCTTTTAATTCATGATTTATTTTGCGACTTTCAATTATACCAGCTTTCATCGTCTCTAATATTATTTTTATTTCATTTTTTAATTGCATATCTGCATAATCTTCTCCAACTCTGGAATAAGAATCAAGCATTACATGCAATATTCTTTTATCAAAAGCCTCTTCTTGCTCTTTTGTTAGCTCTATTCTTTTTTTAGTATTGCTCATTTTCAGCCTCGATAAGTTCGACTTTTTCTCTAATGATCTTAAAACGCGCGCCAATTGTTCTAGCATTTGACTTGCCATCCAAAGCTTCCGCCATCTGGCTATATGTCAAGCCCTGCCTACGCAGATCCAGCAGCATCTCTTCATATTGTGTCAACTTTGCTGGATCTTTTAAATGGTGTGTTACATCAACAGTCATAGTCGCCCTTTCTCTCCAGTTGTTTGCGGCATGGCGGTATCCAGCGAAGGACGGTTGTCTTTTCTACGTCTGGCAAATGGTCAATATACCAAACGAGCCAGCAATAGCTTGTGGCTGTTGACGCTTTCTTATCTATGCGCCCCTTGACCATTGGCACACGCTCAGAAAACTGCGCGACAATGTCTGGAGGGTTTTTGAGATACATCGTTTGATAGCGCATGCATCCTTCAAGGAAAGATGTGCGCACCAACATGGCGACTCCGTCTGTCGCTATTCTTTGCGATTTTTCAATAAATTGCTGCGCTTTATTAAACGGCGGATTGGTAATGATCCAATTAAACAAACCGCGAGTATCATCAGCGTTAAGAAAATCGCAAACAGCCCTTTGCCCATAGTCATGAATATCTGACTCCGCAACAGCTTTAAAATATTCTTGTAATGGCCGGGACATAAAGCCCCGATTAACCGCCGGCTCCCATACGTTACAATCAGCAACGCGATCTTTGCCAATAATATGCTCAATAAGAGCTCTTGTCGCCCAGGGAGGAGTTGGGAAATCGTCCAGGCTATTCTTATCTTCAATGCGTTGAGAGATAACGGCGTTAGATCTATTCCCTAGTATGTTCGTCACTTTCAGATACCTCAATATCAATAATATTATCGCGTTTCGGAGCGCGAACTACACCTATATCATTTTCCGGCATTACGGGCAATCCTTCGCCGTCCCAGCGGTAAAGCGAAGCGTAAGCGGCGTGAGGATAGCCAAGGTCTGCTTCATAAACCCAGCCCTTATCCTCAAAGACTTTCTGCCGATGATGCGGCACATAAGCATAAACCTTATCAGCCATCTTTTCGCTTCCCGCCGCCGTAGACCTTGTAGGACTTGTTATAGTAGTGTCCGTTATGTTGTTCAGCAACTCTATAAATGTGTAAGACAGTAGAATGATCGCGCCCAAAAAGACGGCCAATGCGAGCAAAGCTAAAATCTGTTTCTTTCTTGATTCGCCAAATAGCGCGGGTGCGCGCCTGTCGCAAATGAAGATGCGGGTTTTTTCCGATGATTTCATCTAATGAAACCTTATATTCCGCCGCCACTTCTTTTAATATTTTATGGGCGTAAACTTTAACGGGCTTTTCTTCCATATCAATTCTCAAAGGAAAAGGGCGCTTTTGGCGCCCTAATATTATTCTGGAATATCAAGCTCTGCGCTGACGTTTGCCATCGCTTGCTTCAGCGCGTCTTCGCTTATTGTTTTTGTTGACGCGCTTTTCTTTCCGGCAAAAGGGAGCGTGTTCTCCGGTAAATTAATGCCACGCAGCCCAAGATCAGAAGGATTCGCTCTTGGCGTTTCTGTTGCAAAGTGGCCAGCAAACGCAACGTAATTGATCTTATCTTGCCAGCTATCAATTTTGGTCTTGTCGTGCATCAGACGCGCGGTCTTTACAAAATCCATGACCATAGCAATTTCAAACGGCGTTACTTCACGCTCAAAGAACACAGAAGCTAAAGCAGCAGCGCGGCCAAAACATTTCTCTGGGGCGCCATAATCGCTGCCGCGCTCAGTTAAGATGCCGGCTGACGACGTTAATATTGTATCATATCTCATATCAATTTCTCCTGACTATTGAATACTTTTACCTTGCCAACATATCGATGGTTAAGCGCAACATGACCACGGCTATAATATTCCGCATCTACTCTATCTTTGTAAAATTCCTCAACAATCACATAATCGTTATTGTTAAGCGCGTTCACAAAGTCATCAAGGCTTGTTGATTCCTTATGCTCAACTTGCATTTGATGGACTAAATGGCCAGAATAGCTTGGCATATTCATCGTAACCAAAAAACGCATGTCCATTCCTTATGTGAGCGGGGTGTGACGCTGCTTTGCGGATAACATCACACCCCTTTATTAGGTAGCATTGGTTGGGCCGTGCTACCTAATTACTTAATCAACCAAAGTCGTCCATGCTTGGCGCAGAAACGCGGGTTGATCCTGTTGATGGAGGCGTAGAGACCGACACCGTAACGGTATCTGAGGCACTCGAACTACGCGCCTGATAAACGAGATCGTCTGGACGCGAAACCCAGCCAGTAATCTCGAAAACAGGAACGTAGTTCGTGCTCCTCGTGGCCCCTTCTCCAGAGGTCTCTGCATAACTGTCGTTCATTGTTACGACAGGTAACTTTCCAGCGTTCTTCTTGACGCCTTCTAAATATTCTCCATACAGCTTCTTGGCTGCTTTAACGAATGCTTTCGCGTTCGATGCAAGTTCGCGAACGTCGCCTCCACAGTCCTTCGCAAGCTTGACGACAACACGCACACCCTTCTTGTATCCATCTCCTGGGTTTGCGACGGGGTCTCCATCTGCGAGGCGCGCAACTCTGAAGTCGGGAGCCATGCCAGCGGCAAAGCGAATATAGCCGCCTTCAAGATTCTCAAAGTCAAAAACTGCTTTAAACGTGCGTGAAATATCATGGCTATGGTTCTCTCCGCCTTCACGATCAATACGCGCCATTCTGCCAGAACGCGCATCATATTTAACGATAGGAAGAAAGTCTGCGCCACCGGCGCCATTGCCACCGACATCATCAAAAAAAGAAAAGCCACTCATGCTTTTGCTCCATTATGTAGTGATCTGGCCCACTACTCGCCTTCGCCCGATATGGGCAATTCCTATATTCCCCAAATCTCAAAAGCAGCTTGCGCTGTGTCTGGATCGTTAAAGTAAAAGCTATCGCGCTCTGGCACCACAAATGATGCAAGCTCTGCCGGATCTTTAGATATTGATAAAAAGCGTTGTATCGTTAAGGCGATTCGCTCAACGGCTTTGACATGCTCGCTAATATTTTCAAGTCTATATGTTGCGCACTTTTTTGGCGTGACGTAGGTAAGGCGGCCATCAATATCCCCACCCGTCGCTGCACAGTAAAGGGCAACTTGACGCGCATGTTTGTTCGAGATTTTAGACGGTAATGCATGGGTTGTCTTCAGATCGACCAGAATTTTACTTTGTTCCCAAAATAAATCGTAATACCCAATGATCGGCACTGACAGCCAATCGACGCGATATTCGATCTTACCTTGGGTCGAGGATGGCGCCCCATACGGCGCAAGCTCTTGCAAGCCGATTTTAACCATCTCTCCCACAGCGGATTTTTCTTTTTCGGATCGTGGGTCACTAGATAATACGTTAAGGCGCCAAAATTCTTTTTCCGCGACATCGACGCATTCCTTCTCGCTTGCGCCAGTTGTTAACCCATGAACTATACCTGTCTCTACTGATGTGCCTCTGTGCGCAGCTGCTCCTACCTGTCCTTTTTTCTTGAACACATAGGACAATAGAAACGCTGCCGGAGAAGCCTCGTAAAGATTGCATGATGAAGATGATAGGTGTTCTATGCCGTGCGCGGCAAACGCGTCATTAACCACTTCTACCTCAATTTCGATTTGATGGCCTAACATAGCCACCCAGATTTTTTCAGTCAAGCTCCAAAAAAGTGTTTGACAAAAGATTTTTTCCATTTAACCCTATATATACTGTGACGTATCGATATTGAATTAGGTGCTCTATGCAAAACACAAGTTCATCATCGCATTTTGTCGAGCCTCGCGGCGTCACTGTGTCGCGTAACGCAAGGGTGCGTGGCGCGTCGTATCTCAATGCCTTACAACGCAACGTTTATCTAACGCAAACTAAATGGAGATTGAAATGAGAATGTGCCGCATTAAAATTAAGTCCATCACGCCTTATTCAGCATCGCGTCCTGTCGATATTGAGAGAAATAAATCGGAAGGCCATGAGGAATTTGACAAGCGCATTTGGCGCGAGAAAGCGCACTTCACAAAAGATGAAGATGTTTTTATTCCCGGCGTTTCTTTCAAGCTGGCATTGGATGAAGTTGCATCTATGCTTAATGAAAAGATCAAAGGTAAAGGCAATCAGACTTACGGTAAGATTGTTTCTACAGCAACTGTAGCAATGAGTGATCTTTTTATTAGTATTAAGAAGTCTGATCTAAAATCCATAACGATCTTTGCTAACCTTGATGGCAAGCGCGGCGGAACTGTTCGCGGTAATAGAACATTCCCAATTGTGCCGTCATGGGAAGGATCTGTTGATTTCCAGATCTTTAATGATGAGCTTCCTGCGGATGTCTTTGAGCGTTACATGACGCAAGCTGGTTTGCTTACAGGCGTAGGCCGTGGGCGGCCGGGCATGAAGGCCCCTGCGGGTAATGGTCGTTTCCAGCCAATCTCTTTTGAGTGGTCGGAAATTTAATATTCGCACCATGACGTTTCGCCACGCGGCGCGACTCTTCTATCTGCAACGCAACGTAAGTTTTATATAATGGAGGTTGATATGATTGGTGGTCGTAGTTTACCAAGAAAAATTAAACGTGTTGGAATAAAGAATCTTTGGCAAGTCACAGAAGTCCAAAAAGAAAGACAGGAAATTAAAAAGAAAATGATCGAAATCTATTTAAAAAATAGAAAGATTTAACATCGCCTCGAAACTAATTGCGACGAAGCTAACCGTGGCGACACGCTGCGCAATACAACGCAACGGTTCATTAGACAATTTATTGTCGCTCTGTGCCGACCCGCGTCGTTACGCATCTTGACGAGTCGCGTAGCAACTCAACGCAACAAATCACCAAGGAGAGTAAAATGCCTAGAAGACCAATGTTTAAGCAATCAGAAGAGACGATAAAAATTATTGCTCTCTTTAAAGAAATGCCGATTGGTAAGGAAATATCGTATCAAGACGCATCAGCAATCGTAGGGTTTAAGATAACGTCAACGCTTCCAGCATATCAGACAGCAAAGAAAGCTGCGGAGCGTGATCACAACGTCGTTGTCGAAAGCATCAGAAGCTTTGGCTTTGTGCGTATTGATGGCACTGGAATGGTCGATCGCGCAAGCCGATTCTTTAAGAAAGTTCGCAAGGGCTCACGCCGGGAGGCGCATGTGCAGGAAATCGCCATAACCACAAATCTCACGCGCGGTCAAATGATAACCGCGACTGAGCAGCTATCGCGTTTAAGAATATTAGAGACAACCGCATCCTTGCCAAGATCGCGTAAGAACAAGGAAGAGGATGCCGCAAATAATTTTGTGTTTGATAATAGAGAGGCATTGAAGGCTCTATTGACGAAATAATCACGCAACGCAAGGGCCGGATCGGTGTCTTGTCGCACTGCCTCGCATAGCATCACAACGCAAGGGTTCATTAGATGATTTACTGGCGCCACGCGCAGCCGCATAGTGCGGCGCGTCTCACCGCGATAGCTCGTCACGTTACTCATCTACGCGCAACTCAACGCAACGGTTCATTAGACTATTTACCGGCGCCCCGCTTGGTGACGCCTTGTCCCGTGACGCGGGGCTTCGACCCGCCTCGCACAGTAACTCAACGCAAGGGTTCATTAGATGATTTATCTTCGCGACTCAACGACTGTCTTCGACCCACGGCAAGCGGCAACGACTCGTCCGGCTCCGCTTTGCAACTCAACGCAACGGTTCATTAGATGATTTACTACCGCAACGCTACACGCCTAGTCTTCCTGCAACGCTCTGCTCCGCATCTTAGCGCGCCTCAGTGTCACGCAACACAACGCAACGGTTTATTTGTCAATTTACCCTCGCGGCTCATCGCACTACCCCTCAACGCAACGCAGGGTGGCGCTCTGCAACTCAACGCAACGGTTCATTATGAAATTTATCCCCGTCACGCTTGGCTCCTCGCCGTATTGCATCGTTTCTCAGCATGGCGCACAGTCACGCACAGCACGGCTCCTTGACGCTACGCCCAGCAACTCAACGCAACGGAATATTAAATGACTGAAGCATGCATCATGGGAATAGACCCCGGCGTCTCTGGCGCATTGGCGTTTTATTTTCCAGATTACCCTAATAGAATTTCGGTATATGATGCGCCATCGGTAGGGAAAGAAATTAATGCTCCAGCACTTGCGCAGCTTATTAAACAATATAGCCCAACAATTTGTTATATCGAATCAGTTAACGCAATGCCAAAGCAAGGCGTCACAAGCAGCTTCAACTTCGGACAAGCATATGGCTGCGTTCGAGGAGTGG